ACTGTAGTATCAACGTTATCAAGATTCAAATCTATAACTTCATCTTCACCTGAGATGACTTCATTAACAATATCTTCAATTGCAGCATCTACTTCGGGATGCTGTGCAATAGTTCTATATTTTTTAATTAATTCTTTATCATCTTTTGCTTGATCGCCACTAATATCTACAAAAGATCCATAGTGAGTGCCTGAAGCAGTAATATATCCAGAACCATCATCATCTAAAGGTGGAACGATAGAAGGTAACTGATCTTTCTTTTTTTCATTTCTAGCTCTTGAGATTTCAAATCCAAAGAGTTTCAAACTATCGTTTTCAGCCAAAGTACTTCTCCAAGGTGTGTAAAATAATAGGGGAGAGTCTATCCCTCCCCTATCTTATATTTATAGCGGTATTAGCTAGTTGTATTGCTTTCCCAATACTGTACCTGGAAGTCTACAGTAAACTCTTCAATGACGTTTGTGTTGTCGTAAGACACGTCAATTGCAGATACGTTAGTTGGGAAAGTACCACGGAAGTTATAGGTCTTCAGCGTATCGCCATTCTTATCCAGCTGCTCAATAATCAGATCAGCTTGATAGTCAGTTGGGTTAACAAGACCTTCGTTGGTTGTATGACCGTTAATACCATTCATCCAACGTTCCATGGCGTCACGGACATTAAAGTCTGTGTCGTTAATTACTGTGATTGTCCAAGGTTCAAACGTCCGATCACCAGCAATTTTGAGTTCACGACCACGGAATGGTACCACGATCTCTGCCATCACCGATGCAGGAAGTTGAGCAGCCTTACACATAAATGATGTAAGTTCTACATCACCTGCTGCATATCCTGGAAAGTTGACGGTCGCTTTGAACAGGTTAGATCTAGCACCGCCGCCCTTCAGTTTTGCCTTGAAGTCATCGACTCCTAAAATAGCCATTCTTTTATCTCCTTAGTTTAGCGGTTCTTAGAATGCTTGACCAGCTACTTCTTCAAAGTCTACGCCAGTTCTAACAGCCACAAAGTTCAGGGTGATGAAGTTGATAGAACGTGCAGGCTTAATGAAGATAGTAGCAATGAATTCATTGCGATCAATAATCTCTTGAGTGTTATTTGTAGCATCACAAACCACACGGAAGTCGGTAATACCACGACGACCTTTTACCTCTCTGAGGAATGGTTCAACAATATTAACAAACTCTGCTCTAGTAAATTCATCGTTGAATTCAAACAGAACATTCTTTGCTGCTCTTGCAATTGCTCTTTCCAGAGTGAGGAACAGACGGCGTACGTTGATCCGATCAAATGCCGAAGGACGACGCAACATTGTCTTATCACCAAACAGAGTAATACCAGCGCCAGGAATGTTAGCAATTGGGTTAATATTAGCTCTGTAAAGTGTGTCTCTCTGTGCCTTAGTTGGCGAGTGAGCAATATCTACTGCACCAAAGTACTGACCTCTTCTCAGACCAGCTGGCGAGAACCAAGGAGCAGTTTCTTGGTCAGACTGAGCCATCAGACCTGCAGTTGAAGAGTTAGCAGGAATGTCAATGAACTGATCGTTGTACTTATCAAAGACCTTGATGTAGTTGTTATCAAGGAAAATGTAAGAACTAGATGGAAGCAGATTAGCAAAAGTGACTGTATCATCTACTGGAGTAGTAGTATTGATTACAGAAGCCTTTGGTGGAGATGCAACTACCACACAGTCTTTACGAGTTGTGCCGGCAATTGTGTTCAGATCAGTGATGATCGTATCTGCGGTTGTATTAGCACCAGTCGTAGCAGTTACTGGTGGTGCAATCAGGAAGTCTACTTGAAATGTATCTACATCTTCGATCAGATCAAAGGCAGTAGCATATTCAGAAGTAGTCAGCGAACCAGAATTAGCACCGCTTACAAGGCTAACAGTTTTAACACCTTGTGCAGTAGAAATCAGCTTGAAATCGTCACCAGAGTCCGCAGCGTCTGTGCCAGCACCAGCTACTCTATAGTCAGAGTCGATGTTAGCAGCATCTACAAGCCAGACATATTCAGACTGATTGTTCAGCACGTCTGCAATGTAGTTGGTAGATCCATCTGCGTTCTTTGCATTCTTTGCTAAAGACAAGAATGGGAATGTTTCGAGAACTTCACCTTTTGTGCCAGAGAACAGACCGTCTTGGTCTACAATAGCAACGTGAACTTCGTCATTCGATCCATTTTTTCCTGTAAGATAAGAAGAGGTGCCAGGAGCAGCGTCAAAGCTGGTTCTCAAAGACCACGTGGTAAACGCAGAATCACCAGTGTCAAAAGAGCAGAGCTGGATCTGTAAAGAGTTACCAAGCGAACCTGGATATTTACCAACAAAGCTATGACCGTCAGAATCCATTGCAGAAAGTTGATTGTTAAAGTCTGTGGTGTTTTTAACCAGTCTTGCCGAACGAGTGCTAGATTGACTTACACCAGAAGAAACACCTGTGCTAGTGTCAGAGTCAAATGCGTTCTTTGCCGCACTTGTTACTGCACGAATGTTCAGCAGTTGATTAGAATACTTGGAAAAGTGAGCCGCAGTATGAAAATCTACTGCGTTATTTGTGTCGGGTGTGGCAAACAAAGAAACGAGTCTCGCTTCGTTGTCTACAAGTGTAGGTTTATCGACTGGACCCCAACGGTAGTTACCTACGAAAACACCAGTGGTGGTTCCGACGTTTGGCACAATACCAGTGAGATCAACCTCTCTGGTTACTACAGCTGGAGACAGCGAAGGCGTGAAAAAAGCCATGAGTCTTCCTCTTTTCGTTTGAATTGAATGATAAGTTATTCATTATAAGGTTCTTTCAAACAACTATAATATTTATAAATATTCCGTTTTTAGAATAATCCAGTCTTATGTTCGAACCAAACATCGCCACCTATCACTTCAGATTTATCTTTTTCAATACCGTCATCAATGATACCCACTGGCGTAATATCATCTTCGATTGCTTTCATTTTCTCTTCATAAAGCATTTGTTTCATTGTCATATCAGTTTGATTTGAGAATGCTTCCGTTCCAACATACCACGAAAACATAACTAAGTTCATTACTAGATCATCATGATTACCATCTGATGCTTCAAAAGAATTACCTCTTGCTTCAAAAGTAGAACATTCTGTAATTGTTTGTAAATCTACAATATGTAGTTTCTTTTCTTCAATCAAGTCTTTAAGATTGGAGCAACCAATGCGTTTGACTTTTCTATTCATAGTCATACCAATAGCACCTGCTTTAATCATAGACTCCACATGCATGTTTTCATATTCAATATCATAGTAAAGGCCATTGGCAACTACTGCACCCTGATCGTTTGATTCAATAATGACATATGCTTCATTATATCTTTTAGCCCATTTGTGAATAATATCAGGAAAAAGAATAGGAGAAATTAAGTTGTTTCTGTAAGTTGCTACCTGTTTAAATGGATTTGTGGAAATATCAATAATATTAAATGTAGAATAATCTTGACCACGACCCTTCGCCACATCTACAGTCATAATATAATCGTGATTGGCTTTAGGCTCAACATACACATTAACATCACCGACCCCTACTGCTGGCTCTGCTTTCATATTCATCAAAGCATCAGCAGAAATGAGTGTGTTTCCTGTACCGAAGAATGTATTACCAAATTCTTGCTGAAATTGTAATTCTGAGGTATTTGCAATCGTTTGATTTTTCCACTCTTCATCACGCCCTGGAACGTCCCACCAGTCTACTCTAAAGGGTTTAAACTCATTTACACTCTGTACTGCACCCTCATAAATTTTATGAAATATATTGCCAATACCATTTGCTGTAGATGTTACAATAACTCTGGATGTTTTACCAGACGAGATAACTGGATAGGTAGAGGTATAGAACTGTGCTGCGTTTTCTACAAATGCAAACTCATCCAGAAACAGTAGGTTGACAGACAAACCACGAATAGAAGAACCAGACGTGGCCGCAGCGATAATCCGTGAGTTGTTACTAAACTCAATAGAACCTTTGTTCAGCGCCTTAGTGCCTGGTTGCAAAAAGAACGGCGTGTTCTCCAGCGCTAGTGTAATACGTGCCAACATCTCTCTTGCAGTAGCGCCTTTGTTGGCAAGAATAGCAATCGTTTGGTCAGGATGAAACAGTGCATACCAGAGAATGTACATACACGAAATAATAGACTTACCAGACTGTCTACATGCCAGTACGATAGAGAATCGATTATTCTGAAAATGATTAAACATTTCTTTCTGATAAGGATACAGTTTGAAAGGAACAAGACCTTTATCCAGTGAAATGACTTTACCGTATGTCTCGGCAAAGTACACAGGATCAGTCATACAGCGTTGGTATTCCTGAACATCTTCTTTAGTCCAGCCTTGCTGTACGCCGTCACGCTTTACCTGTGCGTTGCCGAGATAAGTTTCATTCACTCTTGAAGAATCTCTTTGCTAGTTTATGGAGTGTATAGAACCAGATACCATTAATGATGGGCTCTACAATCGCATCGATAGCCGCTAACTCCATAGCTGCACCGGTGATTAACCAGTTGCAGATCGTGGCAATAAAGATATGCCCGATAGTATAAATGATTGCTAATGCAATGCTTGACTCACCAATGAGTCTTTTAAGGATCTTAAATATTCCTTTGGTCAGTTCCGTCATAATCATGTTCAATCACCTTCTCACTTTCTCCACGCAGCATCTTCTGGAGATCTGCGGTGGATCCTACAAATACATTTTGAGTTAGACCTCTTTGTTCATCAGGCTGACCTTTTGCCTGAGTGACGTTGATGTCTTGATTACGCTTATGCATATCGAGTAATGCATGAGCATTGTCTGCCTGTTGTTTAATCATACCTGTCAGGACTTCGATGGCACGTGGATGTTCAGATTCCCTTGCTACACTCTGAGCAAGTTCTAATCCCTCTTCTCCAGACATGAGAAGACCACGAAGAGTAGAACGAATAAGATCTAAGTCTTCATCATAACTTGAATGGACACTTTCAGGAATGTCCTTTTTTGGTATAATATCACTCATAGTACTTATTTATAGTCACGCCACTTGTTCTAAGTTGATTAGCCATTGTTTATCCTATTTAAACGTAAGTGCTGTATCACCGGTAACAGTCAAGAGTGTACCTACTGTACTATTATATGTAAGAGCCGAGGAAGAGACATTAGCAGGAGTACCAGCAACGTAGTTGGTATATCCATCAATTGGTACCCAAATCAGCACTACGCCTGAGCCACCAGCACCGCCGTTGCTTGACCCCGGACCACCGGCAGCACCACCGCCACTGCCGGTATTGGCTGTGCCAGCATCGGCAGTCAGGCTATTTGGTTTAGACGTAGCGGCAAGGCCATCGCCACCGCCACCTTGCCCTCCCGAACCAGCCCCAGCGCCGCCGGTGCTTTCGCTGCCACCTCCACCTCCGCCTGCGTAATAAGTGCTGTTTACAGCCCACTGAAGGCCGTCACCGCCGTCTCCACCGCCTCCAGCACCGCCGTTTACTCCATTACCGCCAGCAGCCCCAGCACCGCCACCGCCTCCACCGGCCCAAGGGCTGGACGTCCCGCCGTTGCCACCATTGTTGCCTAGTGACCCACCAGAGCCACCTGCGCCGTTGTAGCCTGCGCCGCCACCAGAACCACCGTCCGTCCCCGTGGACGAGTTGGCGTTTCTATCGTTCACAT